TTTTATAGAAGAGGAGTTCAACCGTAGAGAGAACGGCGTGTGGTTTATGAATAACGGTAAGCCTACGTATGTAACGGGGTCTCATTATAGCTACCTTCAGTGGACTAAAATCGACGTAGGACTGCCTGACTTTAGAGAAGCCAATCGCATATTCTATATTTTTTGGGAAGCGTGTAAGGCCGACGCCCGAAGTTTTGGTATGTGCTACCTAAAGATTCGTCGTTCAGGATTTTCTTTTATGGGTTCTTCGGAATGCGTTAATATCGGTACGTTAGCTAAAGACGCGCGTGTAGGTATCCTCTCTAAAACGGGTTCTGACGCTAAGAAGATGTTTACCGATAAGGTCGTTCCTATATCGGCAAACTATCCGTTTTTCTTTAAGCCTATCCAGGATGGTATGGACAAGCCAAAGACCGAGCTAGCCTACCGTATCCCCGCCTCTAAAATTACCAAGCGCAATATGTACTTGGATGAGGATAACGAGTTAGATGGTCTTGACACAACTATAGATTGGAAGAATACATCAGACAACAGCTATGACGGAGAAAAGCTCCTATTGCTGGTACACGATGAGAGCGGGAAGTGGGAGAAGCCAGAAAATATCCTCAATAACTGGCGCGTCACTAAAACTTGCCTGCGACTAGGTAGCCGTATTATAGGTAAGTGTATGATGGGTTCTACTTCTAACGCGCTGAGTAAAGGGGGTGGTAACTATAAGACGCTATTTTCGCAATCCGATGTCAGCAACCGCAATGCTAACGGGCAAACTAAAAGCGGTATGTACAGTCTCTTTATTCCTATGGAATGGAATTTTGAGGGTTATATAGATATCTATGGGATGCCAATTTTTAGGACTCCTGCAATTGCATCTAAAGGCATTGACGGAAGTGTTATTAAAATTGGTGCTATTGACTATTGGGAGAATGAAGTGGCGTCATTAAAAAATGACCCTGACGCTCTTAACGAATTCTACAGGCAGTTCCCTAGGACGGAGTCCCACGCTTTTAGAGATGAAAGCAAACAGTCGCTATTTAATCTTACCAAGATATACCAGCAGATAGACTATAACGATACAATGATTAAGGAGCATTACCTTACTCGTGGGTCGTTTCATTGGCTCAACGGAGAGAAAGACACCAAGGTAATTTGGACTCCAGAGCGTAACGGCAGATTTGTGTTAGGATGGATACCTCCTGCTCATTTACAGAACAATGTCATTACGCGCAACGGGATGAAATTTCCTGGCAATGAACATATAGGGTCATTTGGATGTGACCCTTACGACATTTCGGGCGTAGTCGGCGGAAGAGGTTCTAACGGTTCTCTTCACGGGATGACTAAGTTTAATATGGATGACGCCCCGAGCAGTGAGTTTTTTCTAGAGTATGTAGCACGTCCTCAAACGGCAGAGATATTTTTTGAAGAGGTACTAATGGCCTGTATTTTCTATGGTATGCCTATCCTAACGGAGAATAATAAACCAAGGCTTCTCTATCATTTTAAACATAGAGGCTATCGAAAGTTCTCTATGAACCGTCCCGACAAGAAGTTTAATAAACTCTCTAAAACAGAGAAAGAACTTGGAGGTATACCCAATAGTTCTGAGGACGTCAAGCAGTCTCACGCTTCTGCTATAGAATCGTATATTGAAAAACATATCGGTATAGATTTAGAAGGAACCTATCGTTCGGCAGGGGATATCGGAGTGATGCCGTTTACTCGAACCTTAGAAGACTGGGCTAAATTTGATATCAATAACAGGACAAAATTTGATGCTACTATCAGTTCGGGATTGGCAATTATGGCGAATCAAAAACACGTATATCAACCCGAAGAAAAGCAATCGAAAATATCTGTTACCTTTGCTAGATACAACAACCGTGGAAACATCAGCGAACTAGTTAAATAATGAGAGATGTTCAAGTCAATATAGCATCTACCTCGTTCCCTACTCAATTTGTTTCTGACTCCGAAAAAGCAAGTAGTGAGTTTGGAATCCAAGTAGGCCAAGCCATTCAGTATGAGTGGTTTAAAAGAGATGGTAACAGTTGTAGATTCTATAGCCAATGGCGAGAATTCAATCGATTACGCCTGTACTCTCGTGGGGAGCAATCGGTAGCAAAATACAAAAACGAGCTGTCTACAGATGGTGACCTTTCGTATCTCAATTTAGACTGGACACCTATTCCTATCATACCTAAGTTTGTTGATATTGTAGTTAACGGTATGTCCGACAGGTTGTTTGATGTAAAGGCGTATGCTCAGGATGCTATGTCTTCTGCTAAACGCAGTAAATACCAGGATATGATAGAGGCCCAGATGGTCTCTAAAGATTTATTACTACAGGTTCAGCAAGACTTTGGCGTTGACCCCTTTACAGTAGCTCCTGACGATTTACCCAATAGCGATGAAGAGCTATCTCTTTATATGCAGCTTAACTATAAACCTGCTATTGAAATTGCAGAAGAGACGGCGATTAATACGTTGTTGGACCAAAATCATTATAGCGAGACACGCCAACGGGTAGACTATGACCTAACTACTTTAGGCATTGGCATTGCAAAGCACGAGTTTTTGAAGGGAGACGGGGTACGGGTAGAGTATGTAGACCCTGCTAATGTGGTATACAGCTATACTGAAGACCCATACTTTAAAGATACTTTTTACTGGGGTGAGATTAAAACGGTAGCTATTACAGAGCTGATTAAAATCGACCCTACCCTTACCAGGGAAGACCTAGAGGAAATTTCTAAGTATTCTCAAAGTTGGTATGATTACTATAACGTAGCGGAGCTTTATCAAAACGATATGTTCTATCGTGATACCGCTACGCTGATGTATTTTAATTATAAGACGACTAAGAAGTTTGTCTATAAGAAGAAGATTAACGAAACGGGCGGAAGTAAGGTTATCGAGAAAGACGATACATTCAACCCGCCAGATGAGATGATGGAAGAGGGTCGTTTTGAGAAAATCGAAAAGACTATCGATGTATGGTATGAGGGCGTTATGGTTATGGGAACCAGTATCCTACTTAAGTGGGAGATGGCAGAAAATATGGTCCGACCTAAATCGGCATCTCAATATGCAGTTCCTAATTACGTAGCGTGTGCGCCTCGTATGTACAAAGGAAATATAGAGTCGTTAGTTCGTCGTATGATTCCTTTAGCTGACCAGATACAAATTACGCACCTTAAGCTACAGCAGGTGATGTCTCGTATTGTCCCTGACGGTGTCTTTATCGATGCCGATGGACTTAACGAAGTCGACCTGGGTACGGGTAACGCATATAACCCAGAGGATGCTTTGCGGTTATATTTCCAAACAGGTAGTGTCGTAGGTAGAAGCTATACCCAGGACGGCGAGTTTAATAACGCCCGCGTTCCTATCCAGCAGCTTACCAGTAACTCGGGACAGTCGAAGATTAGTGCTCTTATCGGCAACTACAATCACTATCTCAGTATGATACGTGATATAACGGGTCTTAACGAAGCGCGTGATGGCTCTACACCAGACCCCTACGCTTTAGTTGGTGTACAGAAGTTGGCGGCTTTAAACTCTAATGTCGCTACACGTCATATCTTAGACGGAAGCCTTTATATCCTTAAATCTATGGCCGAAGCCCTTTCGTGCCGAGTAGCTGATATATTGGAGTACGCTGATTTTAAAGAAGAGTTTTCAAATCAAATTGGCAAGTACAATGTATCTATCCTTAACGATATCAAAGATTTATATATCTATGATTTCGGGGTATTTATTGAAGTAGCTCCTGATGAAGAACAGAAGGCTATGCTGGAGCAAAATATCCAGATGGCGCTTTCTAAAAATGACATCAACTTAGAGGATGCCATTGATATTCGGGAGATTAGAAATATTAAACTTGCCAACCAACTTCTTAAGTTGAAGCGTAAGAAAAAGCAGGAGCGCGAGGAGGCTATGCAATTGCAGCAGCAACAAACACAGATGCAGCAGCAGTTCCAGTCTCAAAAAATTGCTGCCGATGCTGAGATGATGAAAATCCAGGCAGAAGGACAACAAAAAGTTCAGGTAAAACAGGCCGAAGTAGCGTTCGATATCGAGCGTATGCAGATGGAGGCTCAGCTGAAAAACCAACTTATGCAGCAGGAGTTTAACTTTAATATGCAGCTTAAGGGACTTGATGAAGAGCTAATTGCGGGAAGAGAGGATATGCGAGAAGATGCTAAAGGCAAGCGTATCAGCCAGCAAAATACAGAGCAGTCTAAACTAATCAATCAGCGTAAGAATAACTTACCTCCCATCAATTTTGAATCCAATGAGGACAGCCTAGATGGCTTCGACCTTGCTGAATTTGACCCACGATGAAGGATTTTAAAATAGTTATCTTCGCACAAATTAAATCTAATGGAAATTAAAGTACGAGACCTAGGAGCTTTGGAAGAAAAATCTACTGCTGAAATAGAGCAAGAACTTCTTGAAAAGCACGAAGCTCAATTTAGTGATGAGAATTTACCTGAAGTAGTAGAGGAAATTGTGTCGGAACCGACACAAATCTCTTCTGATTTAGATGAAGAGCAAGTTCTTTCTTTCTTAAAAGACCGATACGGAAAAGAGGTCAATAACTTAGACGAGCTTTTGGAGCAGCGTAATAACGCTCCAGAACTTCCTGAAGATGTAGACGCTTATTTCCGTTTCAAAAAAGAAACTGGTCGCGGCCTTAAAGATTTTGTTGAACTCAACAAAGACTATGACGCTGTCGACACAGATACTCTCTTAGCGGAGTACTACCTAGCTACTGAAGAAGGCTTAGATGCCGACGATGTAAAGGGTATGGTAGAAGACTTAGCTTATGATGAAGACCTCGATGAGGAGTCTTTTGTACGTAAGCAAAAAGTAGCTAAGAAAAAGGTGGTTAATAAGGCCAAGAAATATTTTTCTGACCTTCAAGAGCAATATAAGGTACCCCTTGAGTCAAGTGGTAACCCGTTGTCTGGAGAAGAGAAGGAGAACTTTGAAGCCTATCAACAATACGTGAAAGAGTCTAGTAGTGTCCAACAAGAGAACACTCGTCGTAACGAGTGGTTTCGGAAACAAACTGACGAAGTTTTTTCTGATAAATTCAAAGGTTTTGAATTTGCAGTCGGAGAGAAGGACGTCACTTTTAATCCAGGCAACGCTAGCGACTTAAAGTCGGCTCAGTTAGATATTATGAACTTCGTAAATAAGTTTATAGGGGACGACGGGTTGATTAAAGACGCTGCGGGATACCACAAGGCTTTAAGCGTGGCAATGAATCCTTCTAAATTTGCCGAGTTCTTTTATGAGCAGGGTAAGTCTGATGGCGTCGAAGATATAAGTCGTAAGTCCAAAAATATTAATATGGATTCGCGGCGAGTACCTGAGACAGCTAATAAGGATGGGGTGCAAATTCGGAGCGTAAGTTCCGATTCGGGACGTGGCCTCAAAATTAAGAGCGCCCGTCGAGTGTAATATTTTAAAACAAAAAAAATGGCTGTAGCAACAACCCCTGGATTCGATTTGAATCCAGCACCAAGTAAAGTAGCTCTTGAAACGAACTACATTACTAATTTTAATTTCTTAAACCAGTATCTTCCTGATACCTACGAGAAAGAATTCGAGCGTTACGGTAACCGTACTGTTTCTGGATTCTTACGTATGGTAGGAGCGGAGATGCCTTCTAACTCTGACCTTATCAAATGGGCTGAGCAAGGACGTTTGCATACTAAGTATACAAACTGTAATGCTGACACAGCACCTTCAACATCTGATGCTCACACGTTTACTGTAACTCTACCTGCTGGTGTTTCAACAGCTGCTTTGCGAGTTGGTCAAACCGTTATGATTTCTGCTAACGCAGGCGCATCAACATTGAGCAATAAAGCCGTTGTAACTACAGGTTCGAGCACTCCTAGTGGAGCAGGTGGTACCTTTACTTTTTCTGTAAAGTACTACGAGGCTACTCAAAACTTTCCTCAAGACACTACTTGTACTGTATTTGTATACGGTTCTGAGTTTGCTAAGGGAACAGATACAATGGTTGGTTCTTTAGAAGCTCAAGACAACTTCTTTGAGAATAAGCCTATTATCTTGAAGGACACTTATAGTGTTAATGGTTCTGATATGGCTCAAATCGGTTGGGTTGAAGTAACTACCGAGAACGGAGCTACTGGATACCTATGGTATTTGAAGTCTGAGCACGAGACACGTCTTCGTTTTGACGACTACTTGGAGACTGCTATGATTGAAGCTGTACCTGCTGTAGCTGGTTCTGGAGCATTGGCTGCGCTTAGCCCTGCTGCTAATTCTGCTACTGGTGGCGGCGCTGGAAGTACAGATGCTGGTTCTGACGGAATCTTCTATGTAGTAAATACTCGAGGAAATGTATTCCAAGGTATCCCAAGTACATTGGCTGAGTTTGACACTATTATCCAGCGACTGGATAAGCAGGGTTCTATCGAAGAGAATGTAATCTTCGTTAACCGTGACTTCTCATTTGCTATTGATGATATGTTGGCTGCTCAGAACTCTTACGGAGCTGGTGGTACTTCTTACGGTCTTTTTGACAATGACGAAGAGATGGCGTTGAACCTAGGTTTCCGTGGTTTCCGTCGTGGTTATGACTTCTATAAGTCTGACTGGAAGTACTTGAACGACCCAACTATGCGTGGTGGTCTTCATTCGGGTAAAGTAGATGGTTTGTTGGTGCCAGCTGGTTCAACAACCGTATACGACCAGATTATGGGTAAGAATGCTAAGCGACCTTTCCTTCACGTTCGGTACCGCGCTTCAGAAACTGAAGACCGTCGTTACAAGACTTGGATTACTGGTTCTGCTGGTGGAGCAGCAAATAGCTCTATCGATAAGATGCAAGTTAATTTCTTGTCTGAACGAGCTGTTTGCACTTTAGGTGCCAACAACTTCTTCTTGTTCCGTGACTAATCTCTGAAAGGGAGGGGGCAGTAAAACCTCCTCCCTTTTTCTTTTTAAACTTTAAATTCAATCGAATGAAAAATTCAAATCCTATTGTAGACAAGGTCTACAAACTCAACCGCGATGTGGCACCGTTAACTTTTACGCTGTCTTCCCGCAATACCGCTCGTAAGCCGCTTATGTATTTTGACGGACAAGTCAATCGCGCTTTACGCTATGCTCGCAATCAAAAAACGCCTTTCGAGGACGAGCAAGACGGAAACTTTATTTTAGAACCAATCGTCTTTGAAGACGGGTTCCTTTCTGTACCTAGAGAAAACCAGGTACTACAACATTTTTTAAGCCTACATCCTGATTCAGGTTCGGCATTTTCTGAAGTCGATAAGGAAAAGGACGCTCAAGAAGAGCTAGACTATATGGTCCTGGAAGCTGACGCTTTAGTTGCTGCACGTAAGATGGACCTTACCGAAATGGAAATGGTCGCTCGTGTACTACTAGAAATTGACCCTTCTAAACTTTCGTCTTCGGAGCTTAAGCGCGATATTTTAATTCTCGCTAAACGCTACCCAGAAGATTTCCTAGATGCTTTAGAAGACCCTTCGCTGGATATGTTTGGCAAGGTGGCTTTATTTCTAGAAAAGAATTTATTGGGACTTCGCAATAACGGACGTGATGTCCACTTTAATTTGAAGACCAACAAGAAACGTATGATGTCTGTTCCGTTTGGTGAAGACCCTAAGTCAGCTATCGCAGCTTACCTACAATCTGATGACGGAATTGAAATCCTTAAAATGTTAGAGAAGCACCTTGAATAGGTGCTTTTCTTTTTTACTTTATCTTTGACAAAATATCTTTGAAATGCCTCAATTAATAAGAATTCCTATCCCAGTAAAAGTTTTTGCTGGAACCGCAGCCGCTACGTCTAGTCCGATTCAATTAGTTGACACTGCGGCTAATTTTGATTTAGGCTATGTAAGAGTTGGGGATTTAGTTCACAATACTACTTCAACTGTTACTCGGACCTCGGCAGTGGGCATTGTTTCTGCTATTGTTGATGCGACTACTTTAACGATGACCACCCTCACTAATTTTGCGGAGGATTCGACATATGAAATTTATGCTCCTCAAGTTTCTACTGGACGTAATGCATTTAGCTCACAAGGAATTGGAACGACAACATCTGACGGAACTTCTTTAAATCAAGTAATTGATACGGGGTTTAAATTTTCTACCTATGTAGTTCCAGGTGATGTAGTTTATAATTTAACTGACGGAACAACTACAACTGTTAGGTCAGGGATTAGCGCTAATGAAGCTTTGGTATATACTGGTCTTGATGCTTCAAAATCATTTTTTGTTGGACATCCAGTAATTACTCCTAAATATATTTATATGAACAGCTCTGTTGTTGTTGATGTAGGTTCGGGTAGTTCAAGTGAAGTTTTTTTTAACAATGACACGAGTTCTTCATCAGACTCTTTAACATTGACAGGGCTATCTTTAGGAGCGCCCGCTTTGACATTAGTTAATGAAGCTCAGGAGATGGTAAGCAAAGCCAATTCATCTGTTACTGGTAATTTTTATGATTACAGCTTTAGATTTTTTGCTCCTTTAATCACAACTACAGCCTAACTCATTATGACAAAGAATATAAGAATTCCAGGAACGTTTACTGGAAGTGACATTTTAATTCCAGCCAATAGAATTGTTACTGTTAATGAACTTATTGTTAACCAAAGTATGGTAGTAGTAATAGATGGGGTAACTGGTTTTCAATCATTTACGTTTCTTTTTTCTGAATTTAATCAGGATGTTATTGAGTACAATATGAAGTTTTGGTTAATGAAAAATGTACAAAGAGCTTTAGTTAGTAATTGGACGACCAATATTTTTGAAGCGACCGAGCCTCCTTGCAGTATTTTACTTCTCCAGGCAAACTAAAAAATCATAGCTTATCTTTGCTTTTTATTCATCCATTATTTTTTTTAAAATGGTAAAATTTCTCAAGGTTACAAACGCGCCTAACACAGGTCAATTAATCAGTATCAATGGCATCAAGGCTGTCGGTACATCAGGCGCAACAGCAACAACTGTTACTGTAGATTATGTAGACGGAACAACTACAACTATTACTACAGCTGCTCAAGTGGGCTCTGATGTGTATCTAGCTATTGTAAATTCAGCAGAAATTGCTTTAGCAACAAGTTGGTTAAAGCCATACTACGAATTGGAGTTGCCTAAAGCAGTTACAAGTATTGTGAATGCTTAATTGACTTGATTGTATTGAACAGAAAGGGGTCACAATTTGTGGCCCCTTTTTTTGATTTATCTTTGTCAAAAGCGTACCTATGATAGAATCGGTCAGAAGCACGGTATTATCGATACTGAATAAGAACAATTTTGGCTATCTCTCGCCAGCAGATTTTAATCTGTACGCTAAACAAGCGCAGCTCGAGATATTCGATGAGTACTTTAACGATTATAATTACCAGATTAATAAAGAGAATGTCCGCCAGTCAGGAACGGGCTACGCTGATGTATTGCGCTCTTTAGAGGAGGTTATCGATGACTTCTCTACAATTGTGAATTTTACCACAAACTCATTCGCCCTTCCCGCTGATTATTATTTAATCAATAAGATACTTCCTACGGGTAGCAACTATGAATTAGAGCAGGTGTCTAACTCTAAGATTAACTTACTGTTGGCGTCATCTCTTACGGCTCCTACGACTGGCTTCCCCGCTTTTGTTCAAAACGGCAATACAGCCACAGCGTATCCCGCAACCATCACGTCAGGTACGATTCAGTATATCCGATATCCCCTTCCTCCAAACTGGACCTATATAAGTTTAACGGCAGGAGAGCCTGTATTTGACCAAACTCAAGCCGACTACCAGGATTTTGAATTGCCTTCTGACGACGAGCCTCGTTTGGTAAATAAAATTTTACAGTACGCAGGGGTTTCTATCCGCGAAATTGATGTGGTAAATTATGCGGTAAGTCAAGAACAAATCGCCGACCAGCAAAGCAAGTAATATGGCATACCTTACTCAGTATCAATACTACGAAAACGCAGGGGCTTCTCCAGAGGATGCCAATTGGGGGTCGTATCAATATGTCAGTTTACGAGATATCGTAACCAACTACCAGCTTATGTATAGCGGTAATAACGAGTTGGTAAACGAGAAGTCTCGCTATAAGATTCTATTTCACGCTAAGAGGGCCATACAGGAGCTTAACTACGATGCGTTTAAAGAGATTAAGGTATTGCAGCTTAATGTCTCTGAGGACCTTCGCTTTGTTCTTCCTAGCGATTATGTAAACTGGGTTCGAGTGTCTTTGTTTAGAAATGGAACGGTATTCCCTTTGACGGAGAACATCCAAATTACTAGCGCACAGGCGTACCTACAAGATTCAAACAATAGAATTCTTTTTGACGAGACAGGAGCCGCTTTAAAGCCAGAGTTTTCACCTATTGATACCGACAGGCTTAACAGCACCTTAAGGTCAATGTACATCAACGAGAACAGCCCTTACGACGGAAACGAAGGCTGGTGTATCGATGGGCTGTGGTATTTTGACTTTCCAATTGGAGGCGCTGCGTTTGGTCTAAACACTGAAACCGCTAATGCCAATCCTACGTTCCGTATCGACCCCAAAGCGGGCGTTATAAACTTTAGCTCGGCTATGTCTGGTCAGAGCTGTATACTAGAATACGTTAGCGATGGTATGGAGGGAGGCGATGACTCGTTAATTACGGTCAATAAATTGTTTGAGGACTTTATCTACTCGTATATCTCCTATGCTATCCTCAACTCTAAGATGGGAACTCAGGAGTATGTAGTTAACCGTTATCGAAAGTCTAAGACCGCTCTTTTACGAAATGCAAAAATCCGTATCAGCAATATCCATCCTGGCCGATTATTGATGAACTTGCGTGGACAGAATAAGTGGATTAAATAATGGGGAACGTCAAAAGGAACTTTATCAAGGGGCGTATGAACAAGAGCGTCGATGAACGCCTTGTCCCCAATGGAGAATATATCGATGCCTTAAACGTCAGGCTAGGTTCTACGGAAGGCTCGGAGATAGGTTCTGTAGAAAACTCTAAGGGAAATACTCGCTTGACCACCTTGCAGTATCAGGGGGTAGATTTAAGTGATTCAGCTCGATGTATTGGGGCGTTCGAAGATGGCGTTAACGAAACTATATACTGGTTTATTCACGACTCTGCTAATACAGCATCCGTAACTGGGGTCGTTGATATAATTGCGTCGTTTAGAACGACAGACGAGGTGTTGACTTATCACGTTATCAGTACATCTGTCCTTAATTTTAATCCTACGTTTTTAATAACGGGTGTAAATAAGGTAGAGGACCTGCTGTTTTTTACGGACGATTACAATCCGCCTCGTAAAATTAACGTAGTTGAAAACTACCCTCAGCCTATAGCGGCAACCGACGTTGACCAAATTACCAATGACGATATAAACGTTATTAAAAGGCCACCAAACGCAGCTCCTACGCTGACGCTTATTGATATACCTGGAGAGGAGGATTATTTAGAATCTCATTTCGTGTCGTTTTCATACCGATATAAGTATGTCAATAACGACTATAGCGCGTTATCTCAGTTTACCGACGTAGCTTTTGAGAGTAGCCCCTTTAGCTTAGACCCCGCTACCAACTTTAATACTGGTATGCTTAACCGCTACAACACAGCTGTTGTGGGTATAAATACAGGAGGTGAGGATGTAGTGGGTATTGACCTTTGTTTTAAACTAGGTACAGACTCTACAGTTCGGGTCATACAGAAGTATATAAAAAGCGAAGAGGGCTGGCCTAATAACGTAGTTCAGACGGTCAACTTTACCAATCAGAAAATCTACACCTTACTGCCTCAATCAGAGATAGCGAGGCTTTACGATAACGTACCGCTTAAGGCGCAGGCTCAAACCATTATGGGCAACCGCCTGATGTACGGAAACTATGTCGATGGGTATGATTTGACAATTGCATCGGGCGCTCGTATAGATACCAACTACAGCGCTAAGGTGGTCTCGGAGAACCTATCGGTATTCCAAGCGGCTGGAGATGTGGCTAGTCAGGCTTACAGTATTGACCAAAACGCTGCGCCAACTACTACGGGTAAAGCCGTAATTGATTTTGACACAGCTCCTAACTTAGTTCAGGGAGGTGTCTTTGGCTTTTCATTTACCGTTACTCACGCTTCTTTTTCTGGCTCTGGCACAGGCTCTGCGGGCCTACCTAACCACCCTACGTTTACCATATCTTTTGTATATACCCTTCCTCAAGCATACGGCAGTGTTTATGAGATGGTTACCAGTCCTGAGTTCCAATCTCAACTGGGAGCTAACGGGTCAGGGACGTACCAGTCTTTAGCGAACTGTGCTGACGGAAGTACGTTTACCGATGTATTCAATTGTTCTTTAATTGCACCATCGGGATA